GGCCATAGATTTGACGATGTCAATCTGTTCTTTTCGGATCCACCAACGCGGGATCGGACTGAATCCGGCCTCGCGCAAGAATGGAGCTGATTCTTGTCCCATCTCAGCCCTCCATGATTGCTTGGACCGGACGATTGTCCTGCCCTTGGTATTTGCCGGTGTATTGGGCTGGGTGGATCAGCTCGTGGAACACGACTTGCGCGATGCCCGTTCCATTCTCAATGAACAGCGGACGCCAGCCGTGGTAGACCAGCTCCAGAGTCAGCCAGCCTTCCCATCCTGGCTCAATGACGGTGTTGAATACCGACAATCCCTTGCGCGCCCAAGTCGACTTGTCATGGACGATGCCCAGAATATCATCAGGCATTGTGAACCGCTCGACGGTGGACGCCAGCCGGAACCGGCGGAAAGGGAACAGCCAAACGTCTTGTGCAATCCGCACATCGTATCCCGCCTCTCCGAGTCCGTAGCTGACGCCATTGAACTTGCGCTTTTCTTGGTGGAGTGGGGACATCGCCCCGCTCTTTGCAAGTGATTCCCCATTCACGATCATTTTGCGCCCCTCGTCTTCATGGCATAACCCTCCAGCTGCCAGATCTTGTCGATGGCCTGCTTGCGCGCGACCCGCTCACCGATGGTCCGGTCGTGGTTCGCCGGATCGATGACATTGCTCTCGCCGGTGACCTTGGCCCCGTTCTTCAGCACCAAGACACAGATGGTCAGGGTCTCGTGCTTGAAGTACACGTCATGGTCCACCAGCGCATCGATCGCTTCGATTGTCAGTTTCATAGTTCACTCTCCATCAGGTCTGTTGATTTCACAATGTGTTCACGGATTTCTTTCAGAGGGTCTTCGGATCTCTGGCAAAGGTCTCTCAGCTCGTCGTTGACGACCGCATACTGGAACCGCCCATTCACCTTTAGGCGCTTTGGCCAGCTGAACACGCCGGTCTCGATCATGACGCGCCGCAACTCGTAGTCGCTGTCGAACACGCGCCCTTGGACGGTGTTGCGCGCCCAGCCGACCACGTCCTTGATCAGCAGCGCCGCCGGACGTCCCATGTCTTTCAGCTGCTCAGCCAGCGCCGCTGCTTCCAGTTGAGCCTCTGACCTTGAGCCTTCGATCAGCTCGCGCTTGCGCTCGGTCATCGGTGCGCGGTCCGCCGGAGAAACGTAGTCGCCGTAGTTCTCTGCCCAACGCTTGATGATCGCCAAGCCGCCGCTCTGGATCCACTGGCGAAATTGCGTGAAACGCTCACGGCTCCACGGAACCTCGGTGATTTCTGGATAGAACCAGCGTCGGTCGTCGTTTTCCATCTTCAGTGCGCGCATCGAATTCGAACAGGCCAAGACGTGACACCAGTTGTCGACGGTGTATTGGCGCATGTATTTCTGGTTGACGGTGACGTCGTGGTCTGTGATCACGGACTTCAGAGCGTGGTAGGCCTTCCAAGATGCGCCAGAATAGATCTCATTGACGATCGCCAGCCGCTTGTGCGCCACCCAGTCATTGAACGACGAGGTGATGTCGTTCTCGCTCGGGAAGCCGACGTTGTGGTCTCCGACCAGCGGAGCGAGGATGTGAGCCCCGAGAGTGGTCTTGCCGATGCCCTGCCGCTCAGAGACCAACAACAGCCCGTAAGACATGCGGATCTCCGGCCTTGCGATGACGGTCGCACACCAACGCTCGACCTGCTTGCGCTCGTCTTCGTTGATGAACATGTACGACAGGAAGTCGATGAATGGCTTCACATTCCCGTCCTGCCCACGGACCTTGGACGGCACGTGCATGTTGATCGCATTGGAGCCTCGGTAGTCAACAAGCAGACCCTTTTGGTCAGGCCGGTAGCAGACTCGAACCGAGCGGCCCTTGTAGGCCTTGGTTATCAGTCGCGCGGTGTCGTTCACATGGCTGAAGCCAGCGACGATCTTGTTCAGGACCGCCTCAGAGCGCATCATATCTGGCATCTCAGTGCAGACGTAGGCGTCGGCCTCTTCGACGTAGGCCCACATGTGCTTGAAGCTGTCTCTCAAGACAGTGACCGGACGACCCTGACCAGACGGGTTTGGCAAAATGTCGGTCGCCCAAGTTGCTGGATTGAGCAGGTCGCGCATCGACGGCCCAATGTAGAACCGCGCGCCGCCATTTTCCCTGAACATCTCCTTAGGGAAAGGGTCTGCAAGGTCGAAGCTGGTCGGGAATCGGCTGTTGAACTCGATGGAGAATGTCGGCATCTTGATGGACTTTGCCACGGAAGAGATTGCATCCTTACCCGCCTCATCATTGTCGGCCACGATGTACGCTCTGTCGATGCCGTTTTTGGCCAGCACGCGCCAATCCGTGCGGTTTGGGTTCATTGCCCCGCCGATCCAGCCAACGTGTGCTGCGCACGTCAGCTCTTCACCCCAAGGATGCGCCGCCCGAGCTTCTTCGGCCTCGCGCGTCTTGCCCTCAGCCAGCCAGCGGCAATAGGCCGCAGCCTTGGCACCTTCATGGATGAACACGGTCTTGTGCTCCTGAAGCTGCTCCAGACCCCAGAGCGGCAATTCTCCGTCCGGTTCGCACATGCGCCACTGGTTGTCGCTCCAGTAGGTCCATGGTACGTAGTTCTTCTTGGTGCCGCCGTCCGGATCCTTCTGCTCAATTCTGATCTGCACCATCAGGATCTCTTTGCCGTCAACGGTGCGGAACTCAAAGATGTGCTTGCGCTCTGCATTCTTGATCATGTCCGGCGGGTTGATGATCCGGTGCAGCCGCTTGATGTGGGGGAATTCAACCTTGGCCCATGCCGCAGAGATTGCCGACTGCTCCAGCTCTGTTGGCGAGTGGTTGAGTGAGGAGGAGCTGATCTCGCCGTCCTTGCCGAAGCGGATGACAGCAACGTCATCCCAGTAGTTGCCGCGCGTCTCTCGCACCACTGCAGTCTTGAGCGAGCGAGGCTCTGCGCCAATGCGATTGAGGTATTCTCTTACCGCGTCGATGTCTGTGAGCGAACTGATCTTCATTGTGTCAAGTCTCCTATGTAGCGGACCGCGTCGATGCTGATCATCCGGAAGTCGCTGGAACCGCGAACTTGCCCTTTGATTGCGTAGAGCGCCTTGCCAGCACGCCCACGGTCGATGATTTCTTTGCCCAAAGAGGCGAATTTGAACCTGTTTACCTTGCCGAAGATGGAGCCTGTGTCGTCCACCAGCTGCAGGTTTAGCGAATTGACCTTACCGTCTGTGATCTCGTAGCCGCGTTTCTGCACGTTGATGGCTTCGTTCTCGTCTCGCGGGTTGATCTTGGCGAGTGTGCAGAAAACCAACACCGGATAGGGGTCAGCTGCAACTGCGATGTTCTCGATTGGCGTTGGCGGAGTGGTGATGTTCCGATCCATAGGGTCTGGCATTATGCGATTGAAGGCATCTCTGATTGGCCAAAGGCTGTCGATGTCGGTCTTGGGGTCCGACAAGAGCTTTTGCGCCCTCGAAGGCATCGGATCGCCCCTGCGCCGCGACGCAAGAACCTGACCCATCAGCTTTGGGCCAATGCCGTTGACGTTGTGCAGAGGTCCAATCAGAACCCGCTTGCCGTCGATCCAGCCGCTGGTCCACTTGTCCTCGGACTTTTCCGCATCCACCGGAACGTAGTCGTAGCCCTCAGCCTTCATCTCTCTCAAGATCTGGATCTGGCGCATCGGATCCTTCTCGTGGGACAGCGTCGCAGCCGCAAACTCAAACGGAAAGTGCGCCTTCATCCAACAGCACCAGTAAGAGATGAAGCCATATGCCACAGCATGAGACTTGTTGAACGCCCACGAGCCGAAGGTGTTGATCTGGTCCCAGATCTCTGTGGCCTTGACCTCGTCAACTCCGTTTTCCAACGCGCCGGTGATGAACTTGCGCTTGAACTGCTCGAAGAACTCGCCCCCAAGCCGCTTAGACATTGCCTTGCGGATTGCAGATGTGTCTTCCCAGCTCATGTTGCCCATCTCACGGACGATGCGCATAACGGTCTCTTGGTAGACCACCACCCCGTAGGTCTCCTTGGTCAACTCTGTCAGCATTGGGTGGATGGTCGTAACAGCCTCCGAACCGTTGCGCCGCTTGACCCACTGGGACGCGCCGCCGGTCGCCAACGGACCTGGACGAGCCAGAGCGGAGATTGCCACAACATCATCGAAGCGGTCAGCGGTGATCTGCTTGGTGAGACCTTGCAGCGCCGAACCGTTCCACTGGAATATGCCGGAGAATTCGCCCCGATTGAGAACGTCGAAGGCCGCTTGGTCGTCTAGCGGAGCCTTCTGCAGATCGTTCATGGTCAGACCTGCCATCTTCAGCGCATCCTCGAACACCGAAAGTTGCGTGAGGCCCAGAGCGTCGATCTTGAGAAGGTTGAGATCTTCGGCGTCGTTTTTGTCGCACATGGTCGCATTGGTCCGGTGGTCCACCGCGACATACTTCGCAATCGGCTCAGCCGCCACGACCACCCCAGCAGCGTGCTGGCTGTAGTGTCTTGGGTGACCTTCCATCCTTGTCGCAACGAGGATCTCAGGCCATTCGTCCAGCAGCTTCCGCCCAGCGTCCATCGTCCGAAGCGTGTCTTCAAGAGTGTCCAGCGCGCGGCTGTCGCCGCCGGATCGTTCGATCAGCGACTCAGCCACAGAATCACACTGCCAACGCGGAACGCGCAATGCTGCTCCGGCCTCCTGCAGCGCCGAACGCGCCTTGTACATCGTCACCGTGCCGAGACGCGCTGTGTGGTCAGCGCCGTAGGTGTCCTCGATGTAGGAGAACACACGGTGACGCTGCTGGTCCGAGAAGTCGATGTCGACGTCAGGCATGTCCGAGCGGTTGATGTCGATGAATCTCTCAAAGATGAGGCCGAACGGGATCGGATCAACGGTGGTGATCTCCAGCAGGTAGCAAACCAAAGAGCCGCAGGAAGAACCCCGCGCCGGTCCGACTGCCATCCGCTTGCGCGACCACTGACATATGTCAGCAACGAGGTAGAAATAGTCCTCGTAACCCTTGGCCTCGATCAGCTCAAGCTCTCGGTCCAGCCGCGCCTTGTAGACTGGGTCGTTGATGTCGCACCCGATGCGCTCTGCACCCTGCTCGCACATCACCCTCAGCGTCGCCGGACGAGGCGGGTGAACCAATTCGGCCTTCTTGAGCTGTGCACTCGATTGCGACCAGATCCAGTCGCGCGTTGCAAGTGCATCGAACCGCTCTTCAGATGTTAGGCCGGTACGATCTGTTGAGTTCATCCATTCGGAATTGTTCTGGATGTGTTGATCGTAGGTCTGAGTCTCAGCGCCCCGCCCGACGAGAACCTCGTAGAACCCTTGGTCGCCGTCCTTGACGAACCGATTGTCGCTGGTCGCAACGAACTTCATGCCAAGCTCTTTGGCCTTGCGGACGTGACCGCGCGACGAGGCCGGACCGAGACCGTAGAACAAATTGTCCTGCAGCCGGACCTTGTCAAGCTTGCAGCGGTGGCCAACAACCTTGAACACACCTTCCGCCGCCAGAGCGTCCTCGTAGGTTATGATTGGCTGGTATCGGAACTGCTCCGTGGCAAGCGTGATGAGCCGATTGAGAGGCTCGATCGTGTCAATCGCTATGAAGGTCCAGTAGTCGACTGTCGGCTTCTTCTCTTCGTAGCTCTCTGCAACCGCAAGCTCGATGCCGTAGACCGGCTTGATGCCGTTCTTGGTGCAAAGCTTAGACCACTTGTTGAAGCCAAAAGTGGATGCGCGGTCAGTTATCGGAGCGCATGAGAACTCACACTCCTTGATCCGCGCCATGACGTCTTCCAGAATTCCTGCAGCTGCTCGAAAGCTGTAGCCTGTACGTATTCTTGGCATCAGATGTCACCTCTCTGGCGTAGTTCGTTGAAGCAGCGAGTCAGAGCGTCCACATCAACTCGCGCGCGGTGAGCACCGGAGAATGGCTCCCCGAACAGCTCCTCGTGCAGAGCAGACAAACTCAGCCGGTGACCCTTGATCCATTCCGTTTCTTGCACAGTGCAGATGCGGATCGGAGGCCATTCTGGGTTGATGCCAAGCCGCTTGAACTCGGTGTTGACGACGAACCAATCATAGCTCAGGTTGTGCGCAACGACGCTGTCCGCGCGCTGGATCAGGCCGATGACCTTGTCCGCCCAATGGCCGAACTTTGGTTGGCCTTTCAGATCCTCGCGCTTGATGCCGGTGATCTTGGTTGTGATCGGCTCAATCTCAAATCCTGGGTGGCAGAGGAACTCAAGCTCCTCCACCTGCTGCCCATTCTCGTCTATGATCTGGCCATAGAACTCGATGATGTGGGGCTGTTGACTCTCGCGCAAAAGGCTGTTGGAGACGAGGTCAGTCGTTTCAGTGTCAAAGACCAAGGTGCGGTTCACGATCGCGGTCCTCTCTTGTGTTGATCTCGTAGTCTATGGAATTCAGCATCGCTGCATAGACCGCAAGATCCAGTTGGCTGTCGGCGTGTCCGCCGTTGTTCCAGTTCTGGACGTAGCGCGTCAGCTTCACGATCTCGAGCAGCAGGATGTGGAACCTGTTGTGGTCGTCTACCGTCTTGAGGGTGATGCCGTCTGGGAAGAGAGCGGACATGACCGCTCCCACCAGCTTGTAGTTGTCGCCATATACCGCGTGCCGCTCCTCGAATGTTTTGGCAGCTGTCCGGAGGATGTCGTGGGCGCTGTTCATGCCTCGATCCTCCAGATGTATTTCAGGTCTGGTCCATAAGGCATGGAATAGATCTCGTAGTGGTAGGTCCGCTCCTTCTGGACTATGTAGGCATTGGTGTGCTTGTCGGTGTCCATGACCTGCACCAGCTTGCCAGCCTCCTTGACGTGGGCCGGAACCTCTTCACCCTTGTCCATGTGGAAGCCGACGTGGCTCAGGAAGGTCTCTCGTTCCATGAACTCAGGCTTGTCCATGTGCCAGTGGATGCCAGACTCATAGGTCAGGATCTCCAGCTCGATTCCGAGGTCGTAGTTGAACCGGAGATGGCCTTTCGAATAGCCCTCCTCCCAAGCGCCGCTCCAGCGCATCGTTCCGACCGAGCCTTGAGCTGTATCCTCGATCCATTCGGCGTCCAGCAGGCCCATTGCCTTCTTGATTTCGTTCGACTGCGCCTCTGTGTGGGCGTAATATGCAATTTGGTCAAGTTTCATGGTTATGCTCCGTATGGAATGATGCAACCAGCAAGGTATTTGTGGCGCTTGGGTTGGGAAAGAAGGAATGCGATAAATTCGGCGCAAGTGTCTGGGTCGGTCTCTTCACCGGCTGGCAATGATGCGAGCTGATA